NCCCAAATCTCGTTACCAGTCTCGAACTCCCACCTCTTGATGCCTGTCTCAACAAGCCACTTCAGCAAGGTAGCAAAATAGATACGCCGAGCCATCAGAACTCAATCCTCCCAGCAGTAGTGTTCACAGTCGCAGTAGTATTAGCAGTATCGATAAAAGTGCTGCTTCTGAAATACTCCCTGAAGATGTTACCAGCATTCATAATCCTGTAAGTCACCCTGCTGTTGTTATAAGTGCCATCCCAGTTAGCCTCACCCCAGTTGAACAAGCCCCAGATGGTATCCGGTCCTGTATCACGAAGCTTAATAATGGTGGGGCTGTGAAAGATGTCAAGCTTGTTAGGGGTCGTGGAGGTTCCAGCATCCACCTTGAAAATAGGGATGACATTATCCTGAAAGCCTATCTCATCCTTTATGCCTTGCTTGTCCTTGCTCAAATTCCCCAATACTTCGTTGATATCTGCCATTTTCTATGCCTGTTTTGGCTCGTCCTGCTCCAGCTTGAGCGTGGTTGTCCATGTCTTGCCGAACTGGTGGGTGACATCATGAACCCTGAGGATGTCAAAAACGCCTATCGAAGGAAGGTTCACATAAATCAGGTCTCCTGCAGCATACTTATAGCCTCTCACAACGACACTGCCTTTCCACCTCAAATCAGCGTACCTCGCAAGAATCTTCTGGCTCATGTCATAACCTTTCTTCTTGCACATATTCCTAAAATTGCTGTTGCCTATTGTACTATAAATCCCATCTGCTTCATATACAGGAGTATTATCAGCGTAGTTTCCACCAGCATTACTACTCCCAGCCAAATCCCAAGTGCATGTTGTAAAATCATTAGAAGATACTCCTGTATAAGACACAAAATTATAATCTTGAGGATTACCTACAAGGAACCAAGAAGGGTTACTATTTAAAAAACTTGAAGCATCATCCACTGTTACAGTCCCATCTCCACTTCCAGCAGCACCATTGAGTAAGGTTTTGGTCTGGTTGAGCAGCCCTGTCCAGTCATAAGAGGTTCCAGCCAAGTCTTGGTCGTGGCCTTTCCAAAGGACGTCAGTGCTTATCTGAGGCCAGTTGTAAAACTTTATCTTCAGCTTGTTGTTGGACACCCTTGAGGTCTGTCCTGTGAAATAATTATACCATGTGATACCATTACCATATAGGTCCTTGCCACAGCGGTATATAATCATGTTAACCTGCTGGTCGGTGTTCCTCTCCAGCTTTGCACTAAAGATGTCATGAACGCCTTCATTCAAGGCTTTAGCGCCTTTTACAGGAGAATTGTCATCATGGGCTTCTGCCACGGTAAAATTGATTCCTCTTGTACAGTTATCAAAAGTTGTACTAGTGGTACTAGTATAGCTAATCCATTCGTTCCCTATGAAGATGCTTCCTGAAGAAGCAAAGCCTGTTGTGCTGTCCACGGTCACACTAGTAGCAGTAGAGGTCAAAGCGCCGTTGAGAAGCGTACTACCCGCATCCTTGGGAGCGAACCAATTAAGCTCATTGTTCTCATCAACGAAGAAGATATAATCCCTCGGCTCAGTATAGCTGCTGTCACTAAGGTATCCTGTGCTGCTCATCTGCGAAATCCACTCGTAGATAGGCTTGAAAGTAAAACCTATCTGGATAGTGGGAAAAGCGCTGTCATCGCTCCTTGTCTGGGCAAACTTCGCACTGTCAGAAGGTATCTGGATATCATCCTCTGTAGAATCATTGCTATTTCCTGTGGCCTGACTGATAAGATTCTTGATAATATCATCAGGGGTGTCGCTGTAAGTCTGACTCCATACCTTGTTAAGGGCGAGCCATGTCTTATCAGCACATTTAATAGTGACAAACCTCTTCTTAGAAGTCATATTACCACTATAGGCGATGACATCGCCTATGAAAAGAAGATGTTCAGAATTAGAAGTATCAATATTATCCCAAGAGGCATAGATTTTTATGACATCATCCTCAGTAATCTTATGCCTTCCAGTAGCGCTCTCATCCTCGTTCCGGTCATCAACCTGCTGAAGAAAGCTATTCTTGAGCTGCAAACTTGCTGTATTTACCTTTGCTTTAAGCCCTTTCTTAAAATTTACTTTTATAGCATCAGTTATGTCAACCTCTGTAGAAGTTCCTTGCTTAGTCCAAGTGACTTTCAAAAAGTATGTCATTTTCTTTCCTTTCTTTAAAGCGTTTCAATAAAAGTAATATTATAACCAATCCAACCATAATAATCTCCTCCAAGCTGTACAAAACTCACCTCTGACACTCTTCCATGGACATGACTAAGATTAACAGCTTGTAAATCACCTCCATCATCAGTACCATAAACACCTACTGTAGTTATGCTGGCACTGTCAGTAGGTGCCTTATGGCTATAAGTCCCATGATTATGATTGTCAGGATTAATCCATCTTATAATATGATAGTTTCTTGTACTGTCTGAAGGGACAGCAAGCTCCTTATACCCTCTTGTTCTTGCCATCTGTGCAAGATATTGAAGCTTGGTTTGGTCGTCACTATCTCTCAAATCTAACCTTCCTCTAATGGTCCAAACAGGGTTGCCCATGCTTCCCAAATCAACAATGCCGAAGGTCAGGTCAGAGGTCTGCAAGTTGCTGTCATACTTCTGCACTATGGAATCATTATTCACGTTGGCTGCCTGTCTCATCCTGAGCTGGACAGCCTTAAGCCTTATTGCCTGTCCTTGGTTATTGAAAGTCCCACTTGTTTTTTTTCCTGCAATAGTTGTTTCATTTCCGCTCTCATTATGGGTTCCGTCAGGACTTGTGAGCCCTGTCTTTCTCCAGCCACTATCCCTTATATAGATAGTTGTATCACCACTTGAAACAGTTGTTTCCTCATCGAATCTTGTCATTTTTATTCCTCTTTCTTAGTATTTTCTATTTTAATTTTACCTTTAGGAACCAAGATATCCAAATATTCTTCATAGCTTTTCTTGCCTTTAGCCTTGTCAATCCTTTCCCTAAGCTCCCGACTTATTGGTATTATTGTCATAGTATCCTACCTCCATATTTTATGAATAAAGTAATAGTCAAAACATATACTGAACACATAGCCCCTACAACCTTCCAGAACAGCTCCTTACTTACCTGCCTCTCCTCCATCTTATCCATCTTCACATGGATAGCATAAAGTAATTCTTTAACAGTATAGGTGATAACAACCCCATTCTTCTCTTTCCAACTCTTAATATCTTCTTTCATTTTAATAACTGGATACTTCTGCTTGCGCATCTAATATCTGCTCACCCATCTCTTCAATACCACCACCACCTATATTAATGTCCCCAAAAGTCCAAAATTCTTTCTCTAAAGGACCTACTAAAGGTTGCGGAGGAATAATAGGCAACATTATTTCCATTTGTCTAGCACTCATCTTTACTGCTGATGATACCATAGCTTGAGATATTGCACCTTTTAAAGCAGATGCCTCACCAGCTGCACCTCCCCAACCCATAGCATCAGCTATCTGCCTCATAAATTCAGCTATTTCTAAAAGACCTTTTAAAAACCAAGTAACCATAACTTTTGCTAATTCTATAAATGCTCCTTTAGCACTTGCTATAAACCAATCCCAAAACTTACCAAAACTATCAAATTGAGATTGCATCCTCCACAGGATAAAAGCAGCCACCAAAAGTACAGCTACTAAAGCACTTACTCCGGCTATCAAACCTAAATTACCCCAAATGGCAGTACCTATCTTACCAGCAGTGCCAAACATACTTTTCCAATAACCTTTAATCAGTTTCAATCTATCAGCCCATTTAATAGTGCTTAACAATAGTTTATCCATGAATACTTTCCATCCTAACCTAAACAATTTATACTGCCCATAAAGCATCATAGTAGTCGATAATGCACCCACTAAAGAAAGAGCGACTACCACTAAACTCTGATGTTTTGATATCCAAGCGCTAGTCCAATCAACTATTTTTATTATAGTCTCAAGAAGCCATCTGCCTGCTGTAGATGCTGCAAAAGCTTCGGCAATGCTGAATTTGAGGAACTCAAACCCTCCTGTAAGCCTGCCAATACCTTGGGCATATTCAGAAGTCTCACCCATAACTCGAGTATAAGTCTTGAAACTGCTCTTCATAATGCTATCAAACATTCGCTTGATAGCCATACCTGTAAAAAGAAAAGAAAGACCCATGGCAAGATTATCTCTCTGAAACTTACGCACTTCATTCTCAGCCTGCCTCATCTGTTTAGTATCTACTTTAATAGCTATAGCTAAGATAGTTTCTTGCCTTTTAGGTAATGCAGCCATTTTATTTATCTTTTTAATCTATTTTTACTATAAGCCTTTTTTTCCTGTTCAACATACCAGCTATATTCTTTCCGTTGCTGGACAAACTTCATAGCCAGATAATCCTCATTGATTACCTGTCCTGTCTCTTTCTCAATAAGATAACACCAATGAGCATAATTCTGCTCCAAGGTTTCAGCCTCATACTCTTGCATGAGTTTTCTGCGAATCTCTTGCTTTCTTAATTCTGGATTAACTCTTCCACCTTTTTTGGGTTTTTTTTTAACTCTTCAACTTTTTCCTTATCAGCCCAGCCAAAACCTACAAACAAGGCCATCATGAACTGCAAATCATTGACAAGCAAAAAGTTCATCAAGTCCTGCTCTTTATCCTCAGGATAGCTCCGAGTGAGTATATCCATGAAGATACCGTGTTGCTTTGCCACTTCTTCCTCAGTCAAATCACTTTTTTGTGTCTTAGTCATCAAAGCCATCAAGGCCTGTTTATCCCTAAGATTAGGCTTCAGCCTAAGCTTTCTTCCACCAACCTCACATTCCAATATTCCTAAATAGTTTGCAAATTCTCCTGCCATCTTCATTTTCCTCCTTTTCTTTTCCTTTCTTTTATGCCTTTACTACCCATGGTAATGACCTCTTCCTCAACCTCTTCAGTTTCCTCTGGCTCTTCAGCCTTCACAGACTCAACAGCCAAATTCTGAACAAAGCCTTTCAGCTCAGTAAGCTCATTGAACAACAGAGCATACTTGTAATCCATCTCCTGCATGGTCAAGAGCTTGTCAATAGCCATCCAATAGCTGTCACCTGCATGCTCCACGGCAAACCTCTTGAACTTAATCCAAGTAGTCAAAGGCATGCCACTCACAGCAAAGTTCTTGCTCACATCCATAGCCCTTGCAGGATAAGGAAGTTTTGATGCCTTTTCTTTCACATCAACCTTATCAATTTTCTTTTCTTTAACCATTCCGTTCAACTCCTTCAATCATTAACTGTTCTGATACTCTTCATAATAGTTCTTAGGCAGACACTTAAAAGTGAAACTCTGTTCCACATGCCCGTCTGCTGTAGCAGAATAATCACCTATCTTTGTAAAATATCCGCCGTTAAAGCAAATATCCACAGCATCCGTACTTCCCTGAGTAGCATTCCCTTGGTCTGTAAGCCTTATACCCACACCTTTCTGTGTCCTTACATTAGCAGTAGCACTACTACCGAACTGGTATTGCTTCCAACTAGTGTTAGTTGTAGTTCCTGCAGCACTCATTCCCATAGCGGCAAGTCCTTGGTCAGCAGCTACTGCGCTAAACACAGCTGTTCCGCTAAGCTCAAATATATCCCAAGGCTTCTCCTCAAAAAAAGCGTTCTGGAAATTGCTTGTCTCACCAAGAGCATCTACCTTCTCCACATCACCACTCGGACCGCTAATGGTAAAATCCTTAATCCAAGCAGTGACATCAGTTGTTGATGTAAGCTGTGCATATTTTGTTGTTGTAGTGTTAGGGCTTGCAACAGCAGTTCCTATTACCATCACAGCTTGCCTTCCTTTCCACAAAATTGCAGTTGTCATATTAATTCATCCTCCTTACATTTTATATTTTATTTGCACTCTATACTTTTTCTTGATATCATTTCTCATCTGTTTTTCTACATTTATTCTAACCATATCTCCATATCTTTCCCTTAACTTTTCAGCTGTTATATCAAAAAATCTTGGGGTCCCTGTCTTATTTTTAACCATGTCATACATTCTTCCCCAACTGGCAATATCCATATTTATCCAAAAATTATAAGGATAAACACCCTGAAATTTACCGCCTTTCTTATTTGCTATACTCACAATAACAGCTTCCTTCTTACTTCTCAAATAATAATTAATCCCCCTCTTCAAATCACCAGTCTTATGAGGGGCTAATTCATAAGCGAATGCAGCGCCATTTCTAGCTATTTCCAATAAAGGTTTTCTCTGATTCTTAACATTCTTCATAAATCTACCCATATCCTTATTAAATTCCTTAAAATTACCACCTACCATCATACAAATTCAATAGTCAAAAGACCAGTATTGAACTTCTCACCTCCAAACACGATATTATCACTCTCATCAGCGCTGACACCATTAAACAGGAAACCATCAGCCTTCAAAGCAGCATCATTGGTAGTATCAGTAAAAAGAGCGACCAAGGCATCCTTAGCAGCATCTACACTGCTCTTACCATTCTTCACATAATCATAAAACTCGATATCAATACTGCCTGAATAATCATTAGCGCCAGCACTATTCAAAGTAACCAAATCAAGAGTGATGCTCGCAGCATTAATCACCACACAAGGAAAACTAGGGGTCTTCTCAGGAAAAGCGCTCACGACATCATAACCAGAAATCTCGCCATCTATAAGGTTGAACAGAGTAGTAAAAACGTTCTGCCTTATTGTGCTTTCACTTATTGTCACCATAGGTTACACCTAATCACTCGAGCTACGCTCTATCTAAGGTTGATTGCCAAGCTCCAAACGAATGGCAATATCAACATCATTATAATGAATCTTCTTAATCCGTTCAACACGATAAGTCCTGCTATCAAAACTTACCTCTGAAAACTCATCAACATCAGTGCCTGCAGGAACAATCAAAACAGTCCCGCCCTCATCAGTATAGCCAGTCTTATCAGTACCACCATCCCAATCAAAATAGGATGCAGGAACACAATTAACACTGGCAGCAGTGCCAGCAGTCCTAGTAGGAGCACCATAGCCCCCGCTTGTCCCTTCAGTATAAGTATAAGGAGTGATAGTGCAAGTGCTGCGAATATTCGTATTAGTGAATATTGCGCTGTTCACAGTCCCTCTCAAGTTAGTTCCACCGCTCATATTACAGTCACCCTAAGCCTGCCAACAGCAAGCCATAATCTTTCAATCTCAGCATTCAAGCTACCCATATAAGTCACAGCAGCACCCTGTCCCTTAGTTATGCTGATACCCTCAATCGAAATGCTATCCACCGAAGTGAAGGTACTGTTAGACATCTTAGCGAATAAGATATCCCTAACAGCCAACTTGATAGTTAGAGCCTCTACCACCTTTGGCACAGAACTGCTGCCATGAGTATAAACTACCTTCACACTTCTCTTACCAAAACGAGGCCAGTCACCGACAAAATCAATCAAGCCAGTATCATAATCAAGCCTGAAATCAGCAGATGTATTGGTCCCGTCAGACTCGGTAAGAGCAGTCCAATCATCAGCCTCTGTAATACTATTATCATTCTTGGAAACACTTGTCAAAGTCACAACAGGAGCCTTCTCAAGCTTAATCCTGTCACTCCACCAGAGATTATTAACACGGTCATGCCTCTGCCCGCCAGCCCGCAAGTAAAGTTGCTCAGGGCTGCGCCAGATAGTGTACTCATTAATATCAATATACTCAGTCACAGCACTACTCTCATAGAACTGCCGGTTAGTCACCCTCTCAATCTCGTTCTCAGCCCTCTGGACAGCCTTAATAACCCTTCTTGCGCTGATATCAGAAGATGTCACTCCGTCAAGCTCATCCCAGACATCCTGCACAGTACAATAATTGATAGTGCTGCTGTCAGTTACGGTAACAAGGGTCAGGTTCTTAGTGACACCACCAGAAGCTGTCTGGGTCTCAGTAATCTGGACAGTCTCGGTATCCTCACCATTAGCATACATCACGTAAACGGTGACATAATCATTAAGCTCATACCCTATAACCTCGCTGTCAAGAGTGAGGTTAGCACAGTCAATGGCATAAAAGCCTGTAGAATCCGTCGTCGCAGTAGTAGTGGCATTAGAGGATTCGTTACGGGCAGTCACTAAAGCATTAGCCAATACAGTACCATCTGTGTTATAGACAAAACCGCTAATGATGAATGGTAAGTTAATCGCCATCTAAACCCTCCTTAAAACAAAAAACCAAAGAAGGGTTATTTGGAATATTTCCCTTCTTTTTCTTTCCGGATAGCAGTCCTCATCATCTTGACCGCTCTTGCGTAATCTTTTGTCCTAATATAATATTTTACCAAACCTACAAAACCTTTACCCCACCTGTACTTATGGGCGAGCAATCCTGCAATCACAGCCAATAATCCACCGATTATAGCATGATACCATTCAAGACTTCCTTCTTCAGGTTCAGTAATATCTTCCTCTTCCTCTTCTTCCTCTTTTTCCTCAGGAGGACAGTTGTCCTTATCAAAGACTTCCTTACCATTCCAGCAGACATAAATGGTCTTCGTAATCAGGCCTTGAAAGTCAGAAACACTGATATCCTTCTGTATCCCTCCTTCATTAAGAATGGTTATCTTCTCAAAACATTGGCTTCCAAGATAATCCTCATATTCGTCAGTTCCGCAAATATCCAAATCCCAACTGTCACCCATCCTGTAATAAGGGTTAAAATTGGCTATCTCAAAATGGTACTCCCCAAAAATATTTGTAGTTGTCCTAAAAGTCTGGTAAGAGTATCTGCTTCCATCCCAAACATTACTGCTAATAGCAATCTGCTTCCCATCCCAAGCCTTATCATTCACGTAAATCTTGCCGTGAACAACGTAAGGCATAGGAACAGCTGAAACACTGCCTAACAATAATAAAAGGAAAAAAAGAGGTATTAATACCTTTTTCATTTTAAAATTCCTCCGTAGTTCTATTAGAAACCGGTATATAAAGGCCATCCCACTTGCTAAAAATGGCTACCACATCACCGTAGAAAATCTCTGTCTCGTTGTTGAAAGTCCTGTTCGCAACGAATGGGTAATACAATCCGTCAGTGTTGTTATACAGGCTGAAATATTTCAACGAAGTATTCTGCTGAGCCCATGTAAGGTTATAATTGCCTCCGAAGGCATCAAAAGGAAGCGTATTCGTGACATCACCATCATTGTAACCTGTAAAATTCCTTGCAAACAATCTCTCTTCCAGTTGCTTGAACTGTATAGCCCCTTTGAAAGGAGCTGTCAACACTGAGAACCAGTTCCAACCACTACTTGTAGTTGTAGCATTCGTGAAGTTGAAAGCCGGATAATGTGGGCTTGAATAGTTATCCATCTGGTTTCCTTCCCATGTCCCTGATGTACTCCTATAGATGAACACTGCATCTCCTTGTGTCACCGGTATGTTCCTATTAGTAGAACTGCTGTTCACATAAGTTACGAAATCATGTGAACCATTGTAAACGCTGACATAAGTTGCTAATGAGCTGTTACCGATATGTCCTAATGTTTGGTTAGTGGAGTTCCACCAGCTGACAATGTTCCAACCGGCACTTAAGCTATTGGTAGCTGACATCGGGAAATAAGAAAATAACAGGTTGCCATCATCCAGTCCGCAGTTAGTGCCATTGATACTGTTGCCTGCTTGGTCAGTTGCGTTCACATACCAATTATAATGGGCTCCTGACCTGTTAGTAGGCAGCGTAGATGCTGTATAGTTCCTTGCTGTCGTGTTCTCAATATTAACCAATGTAGTCCCTACAAGCCCATACCAAAACTCGTAAGTCACAGTATTAACATCCTTTGACTCATTCCATAAGAAAGTAGGAGTAAGGTCATTAGCCCCTGTATCATTCTTTGGAAGCTCACAGGCAAAGGATGAAGGTTTTGTAGTGTCCACATTAAAAGTTCTCGTATCGTTCAGGGATGAACCATACAAGTAACCCCAGTTTCCAGCACTGTCATTACATCTAATATTATAATAGTATCCTGTGCCATCTGCAAACTCGTTCTGGTAGAAACCAAGAATATCTCCATGAAGCCCTAAATTAGGGTTTCCTTGACCAGAATCCGGTCTGGAACCGTTCCATACCGTCCAGTTTCTTGTTAAAAGCGCATCCATACCGAAAGCAGGTGAGTTAGTCAATACAGAATGATTTGAACTCACGTTCAGCCAAAGCTCACAAGAATCAAGATTGCTGTCCAATACTGTAAAAGTGAAGTTGTTGGTTTTGAATCTTGTCCATGAATTATTGGTTGAAGTATCCAAGCCGTTACTTTTCTCTTTCCTTCCTGTAAGGACAGGCGATTCAGTATCCACCCTTATCGTATAAGTAGCTGTAGAGTTAGCGCTTCTTCCTGCCAAATCTATACTCTCAACATGCCAAGCCGTATTGTTACACTCACTAAAAGTATCCGTAGTCAAGTTGAACGATGTCAAAATATGTGATGTCGTATCTGCTAATGAATCATTCGTCTCTACAAGGTCTAAGTTTCCATTACAATCAACATCCGCTTTCAACCTGCAGACATATATGTTGGATTCCAGATAACTATATGAAAAGTTTATATAGCTTCCGCTGGCATAAGCCGTGTTGTTAAAACCAGTCGTGTTATAAATGACGACGAAAGGGTCCAAGAAATCAACACCAAAGGTCCAGTTAGCAACAGTATCTGTAGTGAAAGAATCTAAACTGTCATCACCTGTGCTGTTCAGTCGGGCATCCCACCTGTAAGTCAAGTTATCAGATGAAGTATTCGCATAAAACATACAAATATCCACGCCTATTTCACAAGAAGAATTGGCTATACAAAGAATATTTGTAACATTATCTATACCACCTATCAATATTGTAACATTACCGGCTGTTTCGTTAGCATCAAAAGTCGTGTTGAAATAATGGATACAATTTGAAGCATTTTGTCCCTGCAAACCATCCAATCCGCTCCAAAGTTCGGTATCCAATGATACGTTAGTAAGCCATTTGCCCGTCGCTGGCTGGTCCTTAACAAAAGAAGCGACCTGAGTCCAAGTCACCTGAGTCGCTACAGCAACCAAACCAAGCACTAAAATGGCCAACAATATTAACCATGATTTTTGCATTTTTTTATTACCCTCCTAAATCGATATACTCGCTAAGCTTGTGTTAATAGCAGTAGCAGTCAATGAAACATCAGCCCCTCCACCAGACAATGCCACTGTGGTAGTAGTATTGCCATAAGTCAATCCGCCACCTTCAAGCTTTATCTCAATAATATCACCATTATCTATCGCTGTCGAAAAGTTTCCACCATCAAGGGCAGCGACATGAGTCTCTGCTGCCCCCTTTCCAGATGTCTCTATATCTGCCTCAATCATCTCATTATTATTCCTATTATAAGCCTTAATTTTCATACCGGCAGCAATCGTTCCGCTTCCTGTAAAATCTATAAGTATAGGATACTGAACATTTGTCGGTGTTGTTCCCATTGCCATTTTTTATTCCTCCTTTAAGCTACAGCAAACACATGAACCAATGCTGTTGCTGCTCCTGTAAGTATCTTGAACTTATTTATGCTTACATCATCTCTGATTGTGAAGCTTCCATTCGCCGTGACGGATATTCCGGATTTCAATACTTTTCCGTTAATCTCAGTAATCGAGAATTGTTTGTCACTCCTGATAACAACCCTTCTAGCAGCGTTGCTATTCCTGAAAGACATGTATCTCGTGTTAGCTCCATCAGTACCGATATCAGCCTTTCTATCAAAAATAATCTCTATCTCTGTTCCTGCCGCTGTTACAGCAAACTCATCATTCTGTAAATCCTTATAAATATCTTGAACGGCCATCTTTACCCTCCCAACTCTCCTATTTTCTTGACAAGTTTAGCTTTGCTAAGCCTTTTATCCAAATCAAAAGCATACTTTTTCTTACAATAAGATTCAAGCTCGTCCTTACTCATTTTTGTAAGGTCAGTCTTGGTCTCCTCTTTTATTGCATCAGCAACCTTTGCTTCTATAGGAACATCCTTATCTTCCTCTTTCTTAACCTTTTTGGATTCTTTCTTAGGTTCCTTGACCTCTATGTGCATCATCTTTTTTAGAACATCCTTATCAACACCTTGTTTCAAACAAACATCTTCATCATAGACCTGTCCGCCATGAAACCTCACATCACCCACTCTTTTAGATATGTTAGATGCGGTGCTTATCATAAATTTCTTTCCCATTCTATTCTCCTCCTTTCAATTATTTTCCAAAAATCCAATAGTCAAAATTATCACTGGAGTTAATGGTTATGGTCAGAACATTAGAGTTTGTACCTGTACCACGGACAGCTTTGACACCCTTATCAACAGTTGTCAGATTAGTTACTGAATAACCATATATCTTAGTTATCCCGCCAACAGTCACAGTACCTGTGGTTCCAGTATTCGCCACTGTTCCAGATTCATACCTCATATCCCCCATGACTCCTTTTGCCAATACAGTTTTAGTAAATGCCATTTTTATAATCCTCCTTGATTATTATATTCCATAAAAATAAAAAATAAAAAATACAGCTTTATGGAGCTGTCAAGTTACAGATAAGTACCTGTCTTGTGAACTCTTTCACCACAAATACGCTGTAGGTCTTGAAGTACCCGCCTTGGACATCTGTCCTTATGGCTGCCTCGGCACCCATTATAGGTATGTGCTTCTTATCCACGCCTGCAAGTATTCTGGTCTCAATGTAATCCATGTCAAGCAGATACATGGCATTATCTGCATAAGTCTTTGTAAATCCTGAAGCACTGTCAACCTGTATCCCGTTCTTGTCCATGAATCTTGAAGTGATTATTTCTAATCCTTTATATGTAAGGACTGAAAATCCGCCTTCAATGTTAAGCAGTCCTGCACCTGCGACAAACCTTTGCTGTGGCTGCAATAGCCTTGAAATCTCTGAACCCCTTTCCACACTGCAGAAAAAGATTCTTTTATCTCCCTTGCCACCAGCCTTGTCAGACTTGTCAATGGCATCGTCAAGGTCCTTTATTGTCAGCACATCAAGAGCTGCGTCAGCACCTGCCTGAACAGCAGCCACGTCCATCTCTGTAACGCCTGAAGCCCTTGCAGTACCATAAATGCTTGTGGTCTCATCAGTAACAAGCTGGTAACTGTTCATAAGCTGAAGCAATCCAAGATATGCACCTGTATCACCATAAGCGCTAGCATCAGTACCGCAAATCATGCCTTTCTCCTCGACAATCACTAGCTGGTCCACAGCATCTTTTGCCTCGTCAGCAAGAGCGTCAAAGTAAGATGAAGCTCCGGCTCCCATAAGTCCTGTCACCTCATAATCGCTTCTCAGAGCTTTGGTAACAGCATAAAGTTGCCTTTTCTGAGATGGATAAGGTATTCCTGTTCCACCATCAGCATACCAGTCAGCCTTTGAGGCACTTCCTAAGTTTCTCCTCAAGTTCCAGATGTAAGCCAGTTGGTTATTGGGCTTTCTTGGAACTCTCTTGTTCAAATCTGTATTCCTGTTAAGAGCATCAATGATAAACTTATCGACAACCTTGTTGATTTCTGCTCCTCCAAGTGTTGTACCGCCGCTCCAATCAGCAGATGTTGTTGTTGTCAAAGCGGTTCTTACTTCCATTAAAGGATTTAATCCTAATGTCATTTTACTTCCTCCTAAATATTTTTTTTAATTCTTATCTCATCCTCAATTCCTAATCTTGACGGATTAGATATCATAGCCTTTCTTGTCTCATCAGGCAAAGCATTATTGGTCTGAAATTCTCCCTGAAGATGCAATGCTTCCCCAATGGATAAATTCTTGGCCTCCTCTTTTATAGTCTCTATAGGTCCTCTTCCATGTTCCTGCCTGTACTTGTCCTCTGCATTGACCACGCTTTGCTGCTTATTAGCACCCATTTTTTCTTTCACCTTGGCAATCTCTGCCTCTTTATCCTCAAGTTCTTTCTGAAGCTTCTCTTTCTCTTCGGCAGCTTTCCGCCTTTCTTCCTCTACTTTGTTTTCAATCTCTTTAGCTTTCTCCTCTTCTTCCTTTCCTTTTTTCAGCTCGGCGACCTCTTCCTGAAGCGCCTCTATCTTTTTTTCAGATTCATCTTTTTTCACAACAATCTTTTCATTTCCTTTCGTATTTTCCATACTTCTCATCTCCATTGTTTTAAAGTTCTGGATGCTTCTTACAGCAACTTCCATAACGCCTGAATCTTCACCTAGCCCTGAATTACTGACAAGAGAGATTCCATAAATATCAACATCATCAATCACATCAATCCCATCCTGCTTACTAACTTTTGTAGGATTGAAATTAATGCTAAAACCATTATAGAAACCATCCAAAGTACTATTAATTATAAAATCATAAATTTGCTCACATTCTTTATTCAGATTCCTGAAATAAGGATTGGTCTCGACCTCTAATTTAATACCTTTATCGTCAATGTCAAAATCTGAAACTTTTAATATAGGATACTGCTCGTTGATAAACTTAACATTGTTCTCTATAGCTTTTGCTTCTAAATCAATATCTGCACCTGTCTTTTGTTTTATTTTCTTCAGAAGATTCTTAACATTCGCGCTATTGGCTAAATCGTGCATGACATCAGCAAAAATGTTCTTATGTTTCATCTGCCTAAATATACTTTTCTTGGCATTATCAGTAAACAATGATTTGAACCCTATAATAGTCTTATCAGCATTCATGTGGCTTCCATAAACATGAGGAATATTAGAACTCAACCCATAACCTTTAAAGATATATCTTGGAGTTTCACCTTTCTTAGCAGAATTTAAAACTTCTATCGGCAGATTAAATTTTTCAGCTATTTTTTACCACCTTTCTTCTTTTTTTTCTCAGGAAGCTTTTTTCCTTTAGGTGTTTCTTTAGCAAACTTCTTAGCGATTTTTGGTTTACGAGCAAAGAGAAAACGCCTTTGTGCCTTACTTTTAAAAGGGGACATTCTAACATATAGTTTCCTATGTGTATATTAGAACACAACTTATATTTAAACCTTGTGGTTTTTAAGATTTCAAGTTAGATGTAAGCAAAGTAAGGCTTGTAGCCTCTCCGACGGCCAGCACTGAAACTGAACACATCATTGGACTGTGGCTCGATAAAGAAAAACTTCTTCTTAGAAGTGATAAAGAAGTTCAAAGCATGGATATCTGTATGCCTGATGACATGGACAACACCAAAAGGAAGATTAGGATGGGTAAAACAAAGTTGCCCCATCAACACCTTAGCATAATCATCACAGTCATAGGTTTCCTGCCTGTAAGTCCTAATCTTCGCTATGTTAAAAGGAAGGATACCTCTCAAATCCTGCAACTTAATGCACTTAAACCTATTATCAGTAACTTCATATTTCTTTATATTAATGTCTTTCAGGACACTCTCAACATCATACTTAGTGAGGTATCCTGTGAGGACAGGATTAGAAGCCCTTACATACCTTTTCAACATATCCCAAAATCCCATTTTACGAAGTCAAATTCCTATTCCGGTTCTGTTCCTTGGACTTTGCCTTGCCATCCGGACTAGCTCCAGAAGGCTTCATATTGTCCTTCATAGGCATACGCTTATTCTCCCTCTTCCTGCTCTCAAACATATCTTCAGATTTGCCACCTCCAAAACCTTGAGGCGCGGGAGGAGTGAAATCAGGCACTTCACCCATCTTCAGCTTGAAACCATTCATCCTCAAGTAAGCATCAACAACCTTGGGACTATAACCGATAGTCTTCAGCCTCTCAGCGACCTGAGTCAGCATCTCCTCATTCTCCAAGCTCACAGGAGTCCACTTGAACCTCACCTTCTTCAAGCCCAAAGCCTCCATAAGATTAGGAGTAGGATTAAAATTGACATTGCACTCAATCTTCTGCTGAATCTTCCTAACACGAGTCTCAAAGCTCTGAATCTGGGCCTGAGCATTGCTCCGGTTAGAAGTCTGCGGCAGACCAACCCATACAGGAGGAACCCTTGTAATCATCAAAATCTGCTCCCTCACAAACCTAAGAATCTCAAGCAAAACAGCAGGAAGGTCAGGCACAGTATTCTTCACATCAGCATTCTCGCCAGTAAGCACCAAATCCAGACTTGGATTGGTCTTGATACGCTGCAAATCCTTCTGAAACTGCTCAATCTGCCTCTGGTCAGCATTCCCAAGAATATAAATCATCTTAGGAGGCAGGTTCCTGAAGATAGTGTTAAGATAATGGCTTGCCCAAACATTCGTGGAATAGGCTCTCGCAACACTTTCAAAGGGGGTAAAAGAATATACAGAAGAGCCTATCCACTTAAGCCTGAAATGGATGATGTCATCAGCATCAAAAATAATATCACTGCCACTTCCACCTGACAAAGGTCTCTGATGATACTTCAGAATCTTGCCATGCTTGTCATAATCAATCATCATCTCTGTAGTCTCCAAAGGCCAAATCTCATCAACCCTGCCACTGCCATCACGGCGCAGTTCCATAAAAGCATCACCATACATCAGCATCTGATAAGTAATGTTATCAATCACCTCAGAGAACTGGAGCCGCTCAAACTCATCCTCAGCCTTCTTAATATTCCTCTGGTTATCACCGACAAACTTATAACCATTGAAAGTAGTCACATCAACAGTAGTGTCCAAAGCAGTGCTGAGCACAGTATCGAACCTGAACATGTCCCTGATAACGTTAACCTGAGCAGGATTGACCTGCGGCTGGCCGGCAGGCTGATGAGCATAATCCTTAGTCATACCACGGCTCGCCCTAATTTCCATGATACCATCAAGAATACTCCTATCATAAGGAGCCATGCCAACATTCTTGACTTCTCCTGTATCCAAGACAGCAAAATTCTTCTTAAAATCCTCATTCAACTTTTTAACCTTTTTAATATCTAAAATTTCATCTTTTTTCTGATTCATAGTTTAACACCCCACGATTTGAATTGTTTTTCGATAACCTCATTTCTCTTAGGAATCTCCTCATTCTGCTTCAAAATCTCATTAATCTTCTCATTACAGGCAGAATCAAAAGCGTTCTGCTCCTTCAGTAATCTCACCTTCTTCATCTCACTCTCTTCAATCTCAGTGATATTCCACTGGGTGCAAAGGTCCAAAAAGCCCTCCACCTCAAAAGCCTTCACAGGCTCATTGAACATCATAGGATTATCCACCTTCATGTGGTTCATCTTAATCTTGAAATCCTCTTTCTTCACCTGCATGCCGATAATCTTCTTCTTCATCTTGATATCTTCCCTTATCTGCTTAATCATCTTCTTATTAGCCTTGACAACCTTGTTGTTCTGCTCATACTCCTCTCTCAACCTCTTCTTCTCTTCCTTTAACGCTTTTCCATCCAATCTTTTCTTCATTTTTTATTCCTCCAATCAAATATTTTCTTTTCACATTTTTTACATACTAAATCATAAGTTACATTTTTAAACCACAATTCCTTAATCTTAATAGTTCTTAAATCCTGCCCTTCTTTCCATATTTCTCCTTTTTCAGAATAATAATAAATATCTATAGTATCTTCAGTTTTATTAAAATCTATATAGAATAATTTAGCATCTTCAGGTAATCCATTTTCTTTTATTTCTGTTAAAACCTTTGTACCATCCATAAATGCATCATTTAAAAAATTTGGAGTCATTCTAATTCTAACTACTCTTCTTCTTTTCATTTTTTCATATCCTCCTCGATATTATCAAGTATTACAGGCATGATACGCAAAAAATACTCGCAAACATCATCCCTTGTCTTCTCGATTATGAACTTCTTCAAATCCTTATCAATATCAATCTCAAACGATTTAAAACGATAAAACGGGTTTTCAAAGTTATTATAATCTACTATATCATAATCCCCCATCCTACATATACCCCTTCTTATACAACGGATTGTTAATCTTCCTCAACCTCTGCTCACCACCACCACGCTCAAAACTATCAGTAAGATGCTTCCAAGTCCTGTCAGCACCGGTCTTAGGGTCAGTCTCATGGACCAAAGCACCATCACCAACGACAAAACTCTTAGTAGGAGCATCATCCTGCTTCAAAAAAGGAAAACAAGCCATCATCACAGAATCAATCCTATCATCGCTGCCGCCACGAGGCTTGCAAATCTTCTCATTCAAATAACCAGACTCATTCACCAAAGCCTTCATCTCCACGATAAGACCAGTGATATGAGGCATAATAAACCTGCCATTATTCAAAGCGCCACGAAAAAGATAATAACCCTTAATCTTATCCTTCTTGAAACTGAAAGGCAGCAAAGGGTGCCCTTCCTTCTGCAAATCAGTAATGGTCCTGAACGACTGGGGACCGTCATCAAGCACAAACTTAAGGACATTAAACCTCTTATTGATATCCTTCAAATCCTCATACACAACAGTATCATGAGTCCCCAAAGGATAACACACCTGATTGACAAGCTTCAAACCATCCTTATCCTCAGCCACGATAGTCACAACAGAAGGGCAATTAACCATCCCAAAATCAACGCCAACACATACAGGCAAAGGACTATCCCTCTCCAAATTCAAAGACTTATCCACGGCATCATCAACCCTGTCAGCATCAAAGAAAGCCTCGCTGTCGATAGTGAAAAGAGCATCATACTCTTGCTGGAACGACTTGGTATCCCCATCAAGCTGCGCCTGAGCCTGCTTCTTCAAAATATCATCCCTGATATCAGGATTCTCGCACTGCCTCCAATTAAACCAGAAACGGGTGAACTCATGATTCTCCTGAATGTTAAAAGGGTCAAAAATCTTGAAAAAGAAACCCTTCTGCCCCCTTGGAGTAGAACTGAGGATTATGGTACCACGAGTCTGCGTGATAGTAGGATAGATAGCATCCTTATAGATGTTCTCATCCACAAAAGCAGCCTCATCCACAATGGCAATATCAAAACTCTCTCCTCGACAAGCATCAGTTGGTGGGAAGCATTTTATGAAGCTTCCATCCTTGAAACTCATCTGAGTCATGTTATTGGTAGCGTTCTTATCAATCTTACCGCTAAAATAATCCTTGGTGAAGATGTTCCTAAATCTTGGGTTGGGATGGTTCTGCAAGTGCATCGTCCTCTTAGCCATCTCCAAATCACCAAAGCTCACAAGCCTCTTAATCTCATTCATCAGCTTCTTCGACTGCTCATCCGACTTAGAGATGATGCCAACCTTGGTATTCTTATGGATACCAGAAGGCATACTATTATAATACGCACTGTGAAGGGCGATAATAGCTATACCTACACTCTTTCCTGTCGCCTGCCTAGTGCTGCAAAGCCCTATACGCTTACAGCCACGCTGAAAAGTCCTGAAAATCATGTGCTGCTGGCAGTAAGGAGTTATGCCAAGCAAGTGATAAGCAAAATAGGTGATATTGCTCCTTGCCTGCTTGAACGAGATGCGGTCTGTCGGCTGACAGATACTATCCCTTTCTTCCCTTGTTTCTTGGCCTATTTTCGTGTATTCCATCTTCTTCCTCTTTCTCATCCACATACTCTCTGAGAGTATCGCTAAGAGGCTCATCCCTCATGCTAGGAAAATTATGCTCCCTGTCAGGAGATATAGGAAGGTCTAAAGGCTTAAGAATCCTCTCCTTCCTCTTCCTGCCACGCTTCCCCATCTTCAAAACATCCTTGGCTCTACAACCTTCTTCTTATCCTTATTATCAAGCATAAGTTTGAAGCTAGGGCTGCTCTCAGGAATGAAAAGCATCCGCTTGGTCTCCTTATCCTCATATATTATATGCCACTCACACTCATTATTGCTCATTTTAACCTCTTTTCTTTTTTATAAACTCTCCAAACAATATCTTTCATTCTTTGATAACGAGTCTTATCCCATAAACAATCTTGATTTAGATTATACAACTCATTATAACCTCTCTTATTAAGTTCTCTCCAACTGGACTTATCCAATAAGAATACCTTCACAATCCTATTATTCTTAGTCTCCTTCCAAAACATGTTTGAAAACTTGTTCCAAACCAAGAATACAGGAACCATACTAATATTACCAGTTTTAGTACATTCTTGTCTATAAAAGAAATCAAGAATACCCACACCTTCCTGTCCGATAATATCTTTCTTCTCCATCCCTTTAAACGAACTTTTTGCATACCCCCAATTCTTAACAGCACAATCAATAATCGTACTTATCTTTGCTACCTCAACTTTTCTTCCTTTCATTTTCTTTTCCTCCTTTTTACATAATGAATACTTTTTCTTAAAATGCAATATATAATTCTTTGTATATTTACCACATTCACATTTCTTCTTCATCTTAACCTCCGAATAATCACAGTATCAGCCTGTTTCGCTACCAGCTTCGCTATCTGCGCCTGATTCTCCACCATTATCTCCGCTTCCTTCCTCGTCACCGGCATCTGCTGCCTGATACGAATCCTCAGCCACCGGAATGACATCCGGAAGCCGGTCAGCATTAATCTGAATCTGCGTATGAACCGTTCCCTTACCATACTTAAAAACCATCTCCAAAAAATTCTTCTTCATCTTCATCAAAGCAGCAAAACTCTTCGTGCTAAGCTGCTTGCCATCCTTCAGGCTCTGAAGCTGGATTCTCGTCTCAATATCCGCAAGCGTAAGCGCCAGCACCTGCTCAGGCCTCTGATACAAGCTCAAGGTCTCCCGCTGAAGCTGCCTGATATCACCACAACCCTTCTGCTGCTCTTTCTCCGACATGTTAGCCATCCTTTCACAGAACTCGCCAGTAGGACAATTACCACAGCCACCCCAACGGCCAGCCATCATGCTAATCTCAGAAAACGGAATCAGTTCTTTCTCTTCCTGTTTCTCCACTTTCTTCATTTTCTTGCAAATCTTCGCCTTTCCCTGCATTTTGCTACTCAACAATGCTAAATATAGTGTGAATACTAGTATTTAAGCATTGTGGTGATGCCTTGCCCAAAAGCTTAAATAGATAGGCGTGCTACTATATACACAGAAGAATTGGGCAGGGACATCTTTTTTACCTCGCAGAAAAAAAAGATATTCTTTGACAGAAATAAAAACTCTGCCCCAACTCTTCCCACTAAAATAAAATCATGCTTACCTTGAGACTAAATGCTCAAGGAGAACAAAAAACGCAGGTGGCATGGATGAAGAAAACACTTCAGCTGACATGCCACCACCTACCACTCCAAAGTAGTAATTGGTTTAAATACCTTAGGAGAAATACCTTAGAAGCATATGTGGTATACAATATTGTATCTATATTCTCTATTGGTATTCTTGAATTATATATTTTGTGATATTCATATTTGAGTATCTACATTAGTGTATCTATCGTTTTATGCCTGTTCAGAAATAGGGGTATATATTGGTTCTACAATATATATTTTATAAAGGTTATATTATGATGTATATATTGTAGAATATAGGTGTTCTATTAAAAGGCAAAATCATTACTGCTTGGTGGTAGAATACTTATATTAGAATTAGCTACTATGTAGTAATGATTATAGCAAGAGTGCTATATAGCTATCCAATTCTTTTAATGTATCCATCATTAGCTTATGGAAATTCTTTTTCATTTTAATAAAAAAAGAAAAATTAATATGTTGGATTTTTAGGTATTGCTTTAAGAAATTCCAAAGTAGTAATTTCTCTTTTCTGATATTGCCTTACCAAATCACAACATATAGCCATCTTCTTCAATTCCTCTATGGATAATTCCTTTTGTTCTTTTGTCCCATAACCTAACCACTCTACAAATAAATCTATTAGGTTTATCCATTTTGGCTCTATGTCTATTGTGTGTGTTTCTGTCGTTTTTTTCTTAAAAACAACCCCTTTATCCATATCAATTCTCATAACTAATTTTTTGTTTTTCATTTTTAGTTTTTACCTCGCTATATATCCATAAGGAATATACCTTTATAAATATTATTGTGATAGAGTATATACTACCTACTACCAAAAAGTAGTAAAAAAAGAAGGATATTATCCTTCCAATTCTACTACTGCTCGGTAACAAAAAAACATAACAAAATTCCGCAAAACAAAAAAAATTATGAAAAGATAAGAAAAAAAATATAGTTATTCATAATGGAAAGGATAGACATACATTATCCATACATTAACCTAACATAACTTCTTCTTCTAATATTTCTATTCCCCAAAATCTTTCCCATCTGCTACTGTTTGGGCTTAAGTATTTGTCATAGTATTTGATGTCATCTGCTTTCTTGTTCATCACTATCTTTAATTTGGATTTTACTTCTTCTAAATCAAATCCTTCAAAATATACGAATATTGCGTTTCCCATAGTTTCCATACTACAACCAAATCCACTTCCAGAACATATTGAATAAATGTATTCTCCATATTTTTTGTGTTCTTTGTTGCTTACTTTTGTTCTGATTATATCTCCTTTTTCTAATTTTCTGTTTTGTTTTTTCCATTTCATTTTGTTACCTCGCTAAGTTTTTATCCTTGAATAAAAACCTATTATTGTATAGCCAAATAGCTTTTTTAAATACTATTGTGTTGTAGTATCTATATCTGTGAGGAATATTTTTTGTCTTAATTATTCCTATGAGAATAATTTTGTTATTTCTATTCAGTAGTAGCATTCCTTTTTATTACCATAGAGTAATGACGAAATAGTATTTAAACTATATATTATATATAAGATAAGATTATATTAATAAGATATATATGTTCTGCCCTATAAATCTTTAAATACTTTCTATTCCTATTAGATTATAGAATGAAAAACTATGAGGTTGAGTGTCCAAAGTGTAAGTGTAGGTTTTATACTATGGTTTGGATTTCAGGAATATTGAATAGAGGAAGCTGTCCTAATTGTAATATTAAAAAGAGCATAACAAAATTTAAATTAGTTAAAAAAAAGAGGTGTTTAAATGAAAGAAAAAAAGAAAGAGATTAATTGGCGTATCATTATTGATTCAAAAGAAGTGGCTTATAATCCTAATGCTGAATACCTTTTATCTTATTTAGCAAGACAGGACAGATAAAAAAACAATTAGCGAGGTATAAAAGAAAATGAAAATAAAAAAATATGTAATTGAAGGTAAGAGATGGTTTGATAAGATTAATGGTAATACTTATCATTCAGTAAGTATCATAGATGTAGAAACTAATAAAACCATATCTTACATACCATTAACTTATGGCTATGGAGAACAATATAAGCATAATGCTTATGATGAGCTTAAAAAATTAAAGTTAGTGAAAGAAAAAGACAGGTTTAACCACGAGCTTAATCGCAAGAGATTTATTTTTATCTGTAATGATGTTATGAGAAAAAAAGATTTATAGTCCTTAAAAAATATGTATAAGTAGATGAATTGTATAGCTATACTGAATTTATGTGTTTTGTAGGATACAAGTAAATTTAAAGGTAATTACCTTTAACCTTTATTTAGGATAAAAAAACAAGCGAGGTATTGAAGATGAAACTAACAAAAGAGGATAAGGATTTATTATGGTGTAATGAAGAAGAACTGAATAAGGAAGATAGTTTGAGAAGAACTGAACTCATAGAAAAGATTATAAGCGAAAAATTAAGGGAGAAAGAATGAGCATAGCAGAACAATTAAAGGAAGAAAGGATGGATTTGGCTTATAGGATTTCTATATTGGAGAATGATTTGGAAGAGAATAGTTTGGATGATGACAGCTTTGTCTATCTCAATAACCAAATAGATTTCTATACTCTTTTATTAAAGAAAATTGATTTAGCTCTAAAAAACATCAGGGAGAAATAATGAAATTCAATATAGGAATGTATGCTAAACATAATGCTGGGATTAAAGGCAATATGACAGGGGTATTGAAAGGCGATATCAAAGGATTTAGATTTCTTTGTGGTAAATGCAATAGCAACGATTTAACCCATCTTAATTGGTATGACAGCAAGGAATTTGGTGAAGAGCTTATTATAGGATGTTGTAAGTGCCAAAGCCAATTTAAAGCAGATTACATCTTGGGAAGTTTTAATGGTAAAAAAGGATTTTTAGAGAAGACAGGAATGAGGATAGAGTTTTTCAAGGTTAAGAAAAACAAGCATATTTTTGAGGAGATATAATGAAAGATATTGTTGATATGGAGATGGAAGAAGAAGATTATGAGCGTATGTCAGAAACCATCTGTGAGGGTTGTAAGCATTATGCCCGTTGCGTTGGGGATGGTGGCTATGATGATTTATGTATTGAGGAGTATTTAAACGAAAAAATCAAGGAGAAGAAAAAATGAAGCTGATACAGAAAAAGAAAGTGCTGTCATTCGGTAATGTTGATATACCGATAGCAGAAGTAAATTTTGTGAGAGATGAATTTGAGAACTTCAAAAGGGCGAACATCCATCTAACGAAAGACAACAAGAATGTCAGGCAGAAATACATTATTGAGAGTGATTTAGCGGAAGAAACGATATCTACCGACAAGCTTTACTCAATAGGGCAGTTAAGCAAGGGATACTTTGAAGATGGTAGCATCTACACCCTGAACGACTATGACGCTTACCAGCGAAAAGCAGAAAAGGAGATGGTTGTTGAGGGGATAGTTGAGAAAAGGTTGGTGATTCCTATCAAGAAGCCGAACTTACTGCTTCCAATAAAGGACAGCAAGACAAAGGGATACAGCGAGGATATTCAGGTTTTCGTGTCTAACCTTTCTGCTGTTTTGAAGAGAGCTAACAAAATGCTTCTTTGCCGTAGCGGTAATAGGGTTTATGCCGTATCCGACTATGAGGGTGTGCTGGTTAAGATGGAACTTCCTTATGCTGAATACATTTCTGATGTAAAAGAGCTTTACCCTTTTAATATCAAGCCGAGCAAGGAGGATACCGAAGTGGTAGCCAAGCTTGTTGATGGTTTGGACGACACCTATAAGAGCATAGAGGACACTCAAAAGGTTAAGCTTTTGGCTTATGTTGAGAAGGTTAAATCTAACCCTGAATATGAGCTTCCAGCAGAAGAGAAGAAAGAGATTAGCAACACCATATCCGTTATGGATAAAATCAAAAGCATAGGAGTTGAGGTAAAAAAATGATGAAACCAAGAGAAGAACTGAAAAAGCTTACGAAAGACAAGCTTTTAAATTTGTATATGAAGTTAAGGGATGAGTTTTGCGAGAGGAACAAAACTTTTGTTCTTAACTGCGAGAATTGTGATGTTCTGATAGAGGAAGATGAAGATGTCTTTGAATGTGCTTTAAAAGGAAACACTATTATCCTTTGTAGTGCTGAATGTGTTACTGCGTGGTTTTGTAATGAAGTAACTATTGATGAGGACTTCATAGAGGCGAATGGTAAAGAGCTGACACCTTCATTCATAACAGAATTGGAAGGTTAAACCTTCCTTTTTTTGATTAAAATGACTATCATAACATCTTTGAAGAAAGAGTATCCTATTATGCTTTGTAAGAAAGGAACAAAGGATATTCTGCTATACAAGAACAGCTATATCTTTCAGGTTAAGGAAGATGGCGAACTCGTATATTTCTGCCCATCTATGAAGAAACTCTATAATCGTAGCGGTAATGATGTGAGCATAGAGTTTTCTGATGTGCTGGAAGAACTTTTAAGGCAGAAAGTAGCAAAAGCAGTAATAGGAGAGATGTGCTGTCTAAAAGACGGAAGGAGTGATTTTAACCTCTTTCAGAAAAGAAGAAAGCCCTTCACCTTCATAGTGTTTGACTTGATAGACACCACTCTCCCTTTTGATGACAGATACAGGATACTTTTAGACGAAATCATAGACAACGGCATAGTCAAGGTTGCCGAGTGCTTCCTTGATGGTCCGTCGTGGGCGCGGCTTGGGCGCAGGTGGGACCGTGCTCGGCCTCGGCTTGGCCTTTTGGCTGACCGGGGGTGTGCTTTCTTTCTTCGGTTCGGCCTGCGATGCTGGTTCTTCGGGCTTCGCAGCTTCGGGTTCTTCGCCTTCCTTGTTTCCTTCGTCTTCTGGTTCCATCGTTTCTCCTTTTCGTGGTGGGTTGCTAAAGGCTCATGCTGCTCGTTCCTCGGCATCGGGCGTGAACGGGACTTCCAGACATCTGCAATTAATCGTATTCCGCGCAGAACCAGCCGGATCGCGCGGGAACATCAGTCTCTCGCCGCCGACGATAAAGGGCTCGTCAATGGGGATCGGTCCGATCCTTCCGCCCTGCGGATTATAGTCACGGTCGGCTTGGATGTGCTCATCTCTCGGTGGAGTCGGGGAAGTCAGGAGAGCTGTCCAATAATGCTGGAGTTTAGGAACCACTTCTTTCGCCTGTTCCAACCGTGCGTGTCTGGCCATTGCCCTGACTCGTATTACCTCTGTCCGCGTGATCGTCTCGGCCCTCGCCGCTATCGACCGGAAGACCGACGGGTCCTTGAGGTTCAAGCCGATTTTCTCGACGTACTGCGCCTC